CATTAGTGCCGATGAAGCAAAGTTACTGCTTTCATAGTGGAACACTTGACTGAGATGATTACTGACGAACTAGGAGATAACAAATGACAAGAGCAAGAGATGTCGCAAACATTGATGGCATTCTAACAACTACGGGTGACACCTTCTATGCTTCGTCAGGTGGTACACCTGCTCGGTTAGGCATTGGTTCTACTGACCAGGTGCTCAAGGTATCTGGTGGAGTTCCTACTTGGGCTACACCTGCTACTGGTGCGTTAACTAAAATTGCCTCAGCATCTTTTACGTCAGTAGCAAGCACGGGAACAACTTTTGATGGTGTATTTACAAGCGCATATACTAATTATATAATTGTTGTAAATGGGTCAGCAGGTAATGACCTAAAATTGCAAGCCCGTGTAGGTGCAACAACCCACGCAACCAGTTATTTGTATGGCGGCCAGGCTATTCCCTATACTGGTTCGGCTGCTCTTATCCAAGGTGCTACAACCGCTTGGACATTACAAACTTTTAGCGGTCAAGTACAAAATCAAGTAACTATAAATATCTCTAATGTTGGTAATGGTTCACAGTTACCAGTATTTACCTCTATTGGAGCAAACTACTCTTATGGTGGTGTTACTGTAAATGGCGGTATTATTAACGCTTCTATTGCTACTACTGGATTTATTTTATCCGTCCCATCTGGAACAATGACTGGAACCGCTTACGTCTATGGATTGGCTATCTAATGAAAACTAAAGATGAAATTATCACTCAATTAAAAACAGAAAACCCTACCATTCGCGTTGGTTCAGACCAAGTTGGTTATACTGAATTAACACCTAAAGAATATGAAGCAACCATTTTAGAATGGGCTGATTTTGAATTAGAAAAGGCTAACAAAGAGGCAGAGCGGGCAGATATTAAAACAACCAAAATTGCCGCATATCAAAAAATGGGTCTAACGCAAGCAGAAATTGATGCTTTGATGCCACCAGAACCAGAACTATTAGGGAGTAACTAATGGCAACCATCTCAAATACACCTAGACCAGGTTATGTCTGGGATTCAACAGACAATGTTTGGTATCCTATTGGAGTAGGGGGACACAGCCATCCTGACTATATCACACAGGCTACTGCTGTTAACCCTACTATCATTGATGCTAAAGGTGACATCATTACTGCAACTGCAGCCGATACACCTGCCCGCCTAGCAGTAGGCAACAACGGCGAAACTCTCGTAGCCGATTCTTCCGCTAGCACAGGCTTGAGATGGCAGGGTTCTCAGGCTGCTGGTAAAAATTACATCATCAATGGTGGTATGGATATTTGGCAACGTGGAACAAGTTTTACGACCACTGGTGCCTATTCTGCCGATAGATGGTATTTGAACATTGATGGTGCCAGTGCTGGAACAGCATCTCAAATAACAAGTTCTCTTCCAACAGGTTTTCGTTATGGTATGAAATTACAAAGAACGGCTGGCAATACTGGAACTGGCGGAATCGGTATTGGTCAATCTTTTGAAACTTCAACATCCATTCCTCTTGCTGGTCAAACTGTATCTTTTACATTTTGGGCTAAAGCGGGTGCCAATTTTTCAGGTGCAAATCTTCAAATTCGCATTGGATTTGGAACTGGAACAGACCAAGCGATGGTAAATGCGTATGGTGGATGGACAGGATATTCTGAAGTATCAGGTAGTGTCAATTTAACAACTTCTTGGGTAAGATACACAACTAACGGCACAGTTCCTTCTAATGCCACTCAAATATCTGTAAGAACTTTTTATAGTCCAACTGGTACCGCTGGAGCAGATGATTCTTATTCAATTACTGGTCATCAGTTTGAACTAGGTTCAGTTCCTACGACTTTTACCCGCGCTGGTGGAACTATCCAAGGGGAATTAGCCGCTTGTCAGCGTTACTTGCCAGCCATTACAACAACGGCTGCAAGTGAAATCGGAACGGGTTTCAATATCAGCACAACTCAGCCATTTGTGATTATTCCTTTTCAAGTACCTGCTCGCGTAGCTCCAACTGGAATAACTGCGACGGCTGCAAACTATGCCGTAAGAAACTCATCAGGTACAACAATAAGTCTTACTGCGATTGCTTTCAATAATGCTTCTCCGACGGCTGGCGCCGTTTTAGGAACTGTTGCATCTGGCTTGGTGGCTGGTAATGGAACATCTATGCAACTAAACGGAACTCTTTTATTTACAGGATGTGAGTTATAAATGGAAACTTATCTAAATCTTGATGGCGTGGAGTGTGTAATTATACAAAACGATGACGGCACAACTTGGTCGGGCTTGAAATCTGCCTATGACAAGCAGCAAGCGGCACTATCCACACCGAATCTATAGGTAGGCTATGCTTATCGGATGGAACTCATACCACTAGATAAGATTCACGAACAACTACATAACCGCTATAAAACCTCAGGATTTTCTGAACAATTATTCAAGAATGACTGGCGCTTAATCCTTAGTTTGGGATCACACCCAGCCGAAGCAACCTATGAACAGGTTGAAAAGGTTATCTTGCGGGTGACACGCCAATCTACGCGAGCTACTTATGTTGCTCGTTACCGATCCATATACAAGGCTTTGAATAAGATGAACCTGGTAAATGGCAATAATCCAGCCGAAAACCTGCCCCAAGTTAAACCAGGCAGAGGCGTACCCAAACCTGTTACTAAGGCTGAATATGCCAAATTACTAGCCGAAGCCAAACCGCTTTATCACGATTGGTTTATCCTGGGCGGTATGGTTGGATTGCGAGCAATGGAAGCGGCCAAGATTAAGGGTTCCGACCTTATTGAATATGAAGATGGTTTCAGCCTACGGGTGCAGGGCAAGGGTGGAACTGACCTTATTATTCCCATTGCCCCACAAGTTGCTGAAATGATTAAGTCATATAAGACATTAGACAGGCTATGGCAGGTTACTGCCAATAAGTTTTCAGCAAGAGCAGCCAAAGAAATGCGCCGTATTTTAGGCCCTGAGGCCAAGCATTTTCATTCACTTCGCCACTATTTTGCAACTACAATGCTTGAAAAATCAGGCGGCGATTTGATTGCAGTAAAAGAACTTATGCGCCACACAAGCGTTGCTACAACTCAGATTTACACCCAGTTGGCACAAGGTAGAACACGCTCACTGGTCAATTTGTTAGATTAGATTCGGGGGAATCAATGCGCTTTCATATAGTGGCACTGCCACACACACAGGTAACAAAAGAATTTGCAGGGTGCGCTTTTACTGAAAAGGTGCGCCGATTTTGCATAATGATGCACAATCTAGGCCACGAAGTATTCCTTTATGCTGGCGAGGTTGTAGATGCACCAGTCACCGAGCTAATTACCTGCATCTCAGAGGATCAGCGAGCGCAGGCGGTTAAGGCCGTACCTCACTTCACACAATTCCCGTTTTCAGGTCCGTTGTGGGATGAATTCAATGCCAATGCCATCACTGAGATTGGCAAGCGCATTGAAAAAGAAGATTTCATTTGCCTCATCGGTGGCAGCGCACAAAAGCCAATTGCCGATGCCTTCCCAGCGCACTTAGCGGTGGAGTTTGGCGTTGGCTACGGCGGCGTGTTTGCCAAGTATCGAGTATTTGAATCCTATGCCTGGATGCACTCAATCTATGCAGGGTGGAAAAACCCAACAACTGCCGATGGCCAGTTCTATGATGCGGTGATTCCCGGCTATTTAGAACCTGAAATGTTCCCAATGGGTGATGGTTTAGGTGATGAAAACGGTGAGTATTACCTGTTTATTGGTCGTTTAATTGAACGAAAAGGCTACCGAATCGCCCAAGAAGTCTGCCAAAGATTAGGCAAACGGTTGATTTTGGCTGGTCCTGGCGAGCAATCAGGATACGGTGAGTTTGTTGGATCAGTAGGACCTGCCGAACGAGCTAAGTTAATGGGCGGTGCGATAGCAACATTTGCCCCAACACTTTATGTAGAACCTTTTGGCAATGTAGTTATCGAATCTCAGGCTTGTGGTACCCCAACAATTACAACCGATTGGGGCGCTTTTACTGAGAACAACCCAGCCATATCAGGGTTTAGATGCCGTACTTTGGCTGAATTTATGCAGGCAGCCGAGGATGTGAAGCAACTTAACCGCGAACAAGTACGCAATAGGGCAGTTTCCACCTATAACCTTGATACTATCGGCCTTCAATACGAGGCATACTTTCAGCGACTTTTGACCCTTTGGGGCGATGGCTGGTATCAAATGGGGGAAGCAAATGGATAGAGGTGAAGTTTTGGATGAGGCAAAACGCTTAACTTATGGTGACAGAAATGTTGCCTACGATGATCCACGCATTAACCATAAGCGCATTGGCGTTTTATTAGGAATTGTTTTAGAACGATATGTTGAAACGGCAGAACCTGGCGATGCAGTTGCCCCTGAAATTGCAGCTTTATGTATGGCAGCGATGAAACTTGCACGATTATCTGCAATGCCAACGCACCTAGATAGTGCGGTGGATTTAGCAGCATATGCCGCAATTTGTGCTGAGTTAGCATCTTGTGTAGATTAAGACTTCAGGCGCGAAATCGCCCCCATAAACGAAACCCCGCCACCTGCCGTTCCAGGTAGCGGGGTTTCGTTGCTTTCTAATTACTTTATATATTCACGCAATGCTTGAACAATGATTGCACTTGCGTTTGTGCCTTGTTCTTTTGCTTTTGCTTGTACCAGTTGCCAAAGGTCAGAATCTACGCGGATTGAACGAAGTGGTGTCATAGAACCACGCACTCAGTCATTGAACCCCAACACCAGCCAAGAAACTCTGCCGTTGGTGCATCAATGCCAACCCACCAAAGGTTGCTGGCAACTTGCCAAATCAGAATCACGCCAATTAAGATTGCAACTGCTCGTACACGCTTGCCACGCTTTGTAATCATTTTAGCGCTCCAATTCTTGAATATGTGCAATGGCTAATGCAGAGTTCACAATTGCCCTGCGTAGTGATTGCTTCATTTCCTCAAAATCGCCTGATTCTGATGCGGTGTTTATATCACGGCTAATTGCATACATATTATCTGCTACTTCAATTACTAGATTCTTCATTGCACCCATCTTAGTTATTCTCCAATTCTCGTTCAATTTTGACTAATTCAGCAACAATCTCCAAATGGAAATTGCGTTGGTTTTCATCACCATCACGGCGTAATTCGGCAACTTGCTCAAGATGCCAGTTTGTAATCTCTTGAATAGTCATTATGCACCTGCCTTTACTTGTAGTTGCCAGCGATTATTGCAAGTTTGGCAAATGTAAATGTCTTTGCCTTGAATCAAAACAATAAATTTGCTAATGCGCTTTGCGCAGAATTCGCACTTCATTATGAACCTGCTTTCATTGTGTTGTAAGGATGATTTGGTGAGTTCCACGGAACGCAAGTTTCGCAAACTAGATTCTCGCCACCTAAAAGATGTGTGTAATAAGCACACCAATTTCCAAGTGGTGTGCGATGCTTAATTGCTTGTGGCTTTGCTTTCATTGCGCAGATTAAATACATTCCTGCGTGTTCATCGCAAGTAACATCTCCATTATCGGAAACCCATAGACGATTGCTCATATTAGTTACCTGCCTTTGAATTAGTCAAAGTTTGTGGCCAACTAAAATGTGCTGGTTGCTTGTGAGAATTGATGATGCGATTTAAATCGCGGTCAATTTTTTTATCATCTTCTTGATTTGTCCAGCAAGCACCATATTCAAAAGTTAATAATGCAGAAATATGTTCAGCATCTGTAGATATGAAAGTAACAGATGCGTTCATTTTGTAGTTATTGATAAGACGAACTAATTTCTTTTCAACATACTTAAAGTTTGCATTTTGTGCATCCCAATACTTACTTGGTGTAGATGAGTCAACTCCCTCAAAGTAAAAATCAATTATACGAGTAGTTGTATCTGTAATTTGTGTAGTCATAATCTGATCCGTTCTATTAAGCTATTGAGGCCGTTCCCCAATAAGTAAAAGATAGCACCTGTATATACAGACAGGCAACATTTGACCCCAAATTGCCAAAAATCTTTGTAACGATTTGATAACGGCTTTTGGGCGTGTTAGGCTCAACCTGAAAGGCCACCTTTGGGGAATTAGGTGGCTTTTCGCCATTTTCACACCCTTTTTAGCTCTTTACCCTACAATTGCCCAATGACCACCGCTATCGCCTTCCAGGGGCCTGATTTTGCCATTCTAGGGGCAGATTCTCAGATTACTGACGGCGATAAACGCATCATTTCCCCTAGCACCCCAAAAATCGTCAAACTGGGCAAATACTTGCTGGCAGTCCGTGGAGATTGCAGGCCGGGGGATGTTCTTACTTATAACTGGAAACCGCCTGCCTACGATGGCACTGACCCAGTAAAATTTATGGGTAAAAAGATTGTGCCAAGCATTATTAGCGCTTTCAAGGCTAATGGCTATGACTTTGAGAAAGATGGCGCAAGTTTTGGGTTTCTCATTGCCTTTGCTGGCAATGTCTTTGAAATCGGAGATCAATTAGACATCAATCAAAGCGCCGATGGACTCTATGCAATCGGCTCAGGCTCTGCCTACGCGCTAGGAGCATTGGCGGGGCAACTGCCCAACCTTGCCCAGCCCGATTGGGCAACGGCTGAAATCCTGCACGCCCTAGAAATCAGCGCCAAATATGACATTAACACCGCCCCACCTTTTCAGATTGAGGTTCAGCGAGTCTAAGGCGTTGCACTGTTCAAAGGTGTGTAGTATGTGCGCACCTACTTTGAACGGAAAGGAAAACAAATGTTTTGGTTAGCAGCAATATGTATCGTGATTGGTGCGTTGGCTATTTACGCAATCATCATTTCAGCTTTTGAAATAGGTGAAGGCAATTGAACTTTGAAAAGAAACCACGCGAACCGCTATTTTCACTTCATAATCATTCAGACGGCCATATTGCACTTTATCTTGAAGAACAAGATGCGGTGAAAGATATGCTTGAAGATGTGGTTGGCAATTTTGACCACAAAATGCTTATGGAACTGCAAGGAATCTGCGCAGAATCAGTAAAGGCCGAAGGCCACTTTGAACGCCTAGAAACTGCACGCGAGAATCTAGGCGATGGCGCACCATTGCTTTGCAGTATGACTGAGCAAGAGGCATTGATTTTGGCTGAAGATTTAATTCGAGCAGTTAAATTTGGTCGCATTGGCCGTGAAGCAAGAGGCAATTACCCACAACTGAAGGCGGTTGAATAACTCAATGGCTAATCCCAACGGGCGCAAAGGCGCACAATTTGAAACCGATGTTATGCGCTGGTTGCGTAACGCTGGTGCCTTGTGTGAACGCTTGGTAAAGGCTGGTAAAAACGATGAAGGCGATTTAGTCGCAATTGTCGGTGGTAAGCAATATATTCTTGAACTCAAGAATCGTAAAACAATAAGTTTGCCTGAGTTTTGGCGTGAAGCTGAAATTGAGGCAGAAAACTATGCAAAGGCTCGCGGTTTATCCGAGGTGCCATTGCATTACATCATTCTCAAGCGCCGAAACGCTGGGATTGAACAAGCCTGGGTAATCCAGGATTTGAAGCAATGGTTAGCAGAAAAGCATTGAATACTTTTGATTTCTTTGTTGATTTGCCACGATTTGCTCAAGCAAAGTGTTCAGATGTTGAGGATAAGGACTTGTTCTTTCCTGATAATCGAACACAAGAGGCAGAAAGACTGCACCAACTTAAAGCAATATGCGCAAGTTGTATTCACGAAAAGGAGTGTTTGGAGTACGCACTAGAAAAGCAGATTCCCTACGGATTTTGGGGTGGCTCATCGCCATCGGATCGAGATTCTGTAGTTATTGCAAAGAATAAAGATTATGCTTTCAAAGGAATTGCATTAGCCATTATTCAATTGCATAAAAAAGGGATTTCTGCCAACGAAATTGCCGCCCAACTTGATACCTCACCTGGTTATGCCAAGCGAGTGTTGAAGAAGTTGGCAGCAACTGAACAAGGAGCAGCACCATTACACCAACAGACAAAAGACTCATCAAAAGGCTTGCACTAATCGTTGCGGTTAGCGTTATGACTTCATTGGTGGTTCAAACAATCACGGCAACACCTGCAGTACCGCAACTGGTGATTTACAAGGATCGCCCAGCGTTAATGCAAGTAAATGCCAAAGAAGTAGCCCGCGAGCTACTTACAACTCAACAGTTCAAGTGTTTTTCAGCCCTGATGGGCAAAGAAAGCGCTTGGCAAGATAAGAAAAATCCGCATAGTTCGGCCAGCGGTGTTGGTCAACTTTTGGATGGCACTTATCGCAATCTTGGAATGAAGCGCAGTAAATCAACTGTTGCCCAAACGATTGCAGCACTGGCCTACATTGGCCGAAAGTATGGTTCTAGCGGTCCTTGCGGAGCGTGGGAACATTTTAAACGCAAGAATTTTTATTGATGGGGGTCAATATGAGCGTAGAAATAGAAACAGGCGTGGTGGACTTTGATGCCAACACCGCCGCTTGGCTTGAGCAATATAAATCAGCCATAGCCAAAATTAAAGAACTGCAAGAAGTTGCAGATGTTGCTCGCGCACACATCGAGCGAGCATTAGGCGATAACGAAACTGGGATGTTCTTGAACCGCCCTGTTGTTCGTTACTCATTTGTTGAAACCAAGCGCTTTGACACCAAACGCGCCCGTGAAATCCTGCCTGCGCAGGTTATAGAGGCACTTGAGGTAGTATCTACTTCTCGAAGATTCTCTATTGTGAACGAGGACTAATAACAAATGACATTTACGCCTTTGAACACACCAGCAAAAGAACTTGCTTTGGAGTTGAGTGAAATCATCACCGAAGCAAGCAAATGGACACCGCGAAGCCAACAGGTTTATATCGGTCCATCTGAAGTAGGCCAAGAATGTGTACGCAAACTTGCTTACAAATTGCTGGATTGGGATAAGGCAAATGAGTCGAGTGGCGGTTCCTGGGCTGCCAATGTCGGAACCGCCATTCACTCATTTCTTGAGGATATTTTTAGCAAGTATCCTGATCGTTTTGAAGTTGAACAAAAAGTGCAGATTCGAGCCAATCTTTCAGGCACCATTGACCTTTACGATATTGAAAAAGGTTATGTATTGGACTGGAAAACCACATCACCTGCAGGTGTGAAAGCCAAGCGCAGTGAAGGTGCTACCAGTCAACAGATTACTCAGGTTCAGCTTTATGGTTACGGCAAGGCACAATTGGGCGTAAGCGTTAACAAAGTTGGACTTATTTACCTGCCAACGGGCGGGTCCATTGAAGATATGCACATTGAATTATTTGATTATGATGAGCAGGCAGCACTTGATGCACTTGCTCGCCTTGATTCGGTGTATTCACTGCTATCTACTATTGATGTTGAGGAAAATCCCGCTATGTGGCCATTGATTCCAGCAACACCATCAAGAATGTGTATGTATTGTCCTTATTACCGACCTTATAGCACTGATTTATCAGTTGCTTGCAATGGTGATACCAATGTGTGAGCGTGATGGCTGCGCCTGCGGTATCCCGGCCAAAACGATTAACGATATTGCCAAAGAGTTAGCCGAACTGACACCACCAACAGAGTTAGAAAACAACTAACAATCCAAGTAATACCCAACCAAAAAGAAACGGGGGAAAGCCAAATGGCTTTTTCAGCACCTAGTAATAACACAGAATCAGTAAAGGTTGCCGATCTTAACGGCCACCTACTGATTGTTGAACCAATTGAATACAAAACAGGCATCCCAACAGTTCACGGTGATGCCGATGCAATCGAAGTACGCATCAATGATTTGGATACTGGCCACACGCACGAATCCGTGTTGTTCTTTAATGTAGCTCTTAAAAACGCATTGAAGTCAAAGGTTGGCCAAAAGGTATTGGCACGCATTGGTCAGGGAACGGCAAAGCCTGGTAAGTCTGCGCCGTGGATTCTGCTCGATGCAACAGGCGATGCCGATGCAGTTGCAAAGGCAAACGCATTTATTGCAGGTGCCAGTGCGCCTGCCGTGGCTACGCCTGCGCCATCTGCTAGTATCAACGACCCTGCAGTTCAAGCGTTGCTTGCACAATTGGGAGCAACATCAGTTAAATAATTTCTTGGTCGCTTAACCTTTCAGACCAAGAGAGGCGGCGTTGTGATGGTTCACAGATGAGGGATTGCATCGGGGGATGCAACTGCAGGTTCGATTCCTGCAACGCCACGCAAGACTAACGAACGGGGGAGCAATGCCAAATTATGATTTCAAATGTGAACAATGCACACAAACATTTGAATTAAATTTGCCAATGGATTACAAAGAACTGCCTTATTGTGAAGATTGCGAAAAACCATTGGTGCGTATCTACACGCCAATTCTTTCTATCTTTAAAGGTGACGGGTGGGGTGGCAAATGAGAACTGCAGTTTCATTGTTTGCAGGTGTAGGTGGCTTTGATTTAGCTTTAGAACGCAATGGTGTGAAAGTAGTTGCATCAGTTGAGATAGATAAAAAAGCACAAGAAGTATTAAAGAAACATTTTCCACAATCAACCATATTTGGAGATATAACGGGGGTAACAGGTGAACAACTTATCGCAGCAGGATTTATTCCAGAATCAGGAATCATCACAGGTGGATTCCCCTGCCAAGATTTATCAGTGGCTGGAAAACGAGCAGGATTGGGTGGTACTCGATCAGGATTATTTTGGGAAATCTGCCGATTGCTTGACGAAACAAGAGCGCAAAATTTTATCCTTGAAAATGTCCCTGGTTTACTTTCCAGCAATCAAGGCGCAGATATGGCCGTTGTTCTTGAAGCGTTGGTTGAGCGCGGGTATCGCATCGCCTACAGGGTGCTTGATGCTCAACACTTCGGAGTACCCCAACGCCGCCGTAGAGTGTTCATTGTTGGATGTCTTGGAAACACAGGGCGCTCACCTGAAGAAATACTTGCTATCCCCGAAAGCCGCGCAAGGTATCTTGCGGAGAGCAAATCGAAGGGAAAAGACATTACCACCGCAATTGGAGCAAGCGTTGCGCGTATGCGCGGATTCGGAGATTACGAAGTAGATTCAAAATCATCTGCACTTAAAGCAAGGGATTACAAAGATGCAACTGATCTTGTCATTCACGAAAGCTAAACGCGCACAATCAAATGAAGATTATGAAACTTGGATTGCGGGGGGGATAGTGCCAACTTTGAATCGAATGGATAACAATGGTGAGGCATTTGCCACGGTTCTAATCGTTGGTGTTGACATTTATAATGCTGAAATTTCAGAAAGTGCTTTTCAAACAATCAAAGCGGGGGGCGGTATTACTTCAATGCCAAGTGTTTTAATTATTGATGGCACCCGTGTAAATGATGTGCGAGTATATGAAGATGGCATTGTGCCAACAGTTATTTCACGATACGGAACAGGCGGGGGAAATGTGCCAATGGTATTTCCAATAGATGATGCAAGAGAATTAGAAAAGCACCAAAACGGAACAGGAATTGGTGCCGAAGGCGCACCTGCATACACATTAGATAGGCAACAAGCACCTGCAGTTGTTATTACAGATGAACCATTAGTAATGCGCGATAGGGAAGGTAAGCCAGGTGGTGGAAAAGGTCCATTGATTTCAGATACTGCCTTTACTTTAGCAACATCAAATTTTCATACATTATTTCAGCCAAATGTTGTAGCACCTACATTATCGGCTTCAAATAACCCATCACGAAGCCCACAATCAAGTGAAATAACTGCACAAGTTGATGCAATGGTGCGCGAAACAGGCGTTGTGCGCCGACTAACACCAACTGAATGTGAGCGCCTTCAAGGATTTCCTGATGGTTGGACCGATGGCCAGGCTGATTCAAACCGATATAAGCAAATGGGCAACGCGGTAGCGGTGCCTGTTGTGGAGTGGATTATCTCTCGTATGGTCGCGGATGAGTGAGCCTTGCGTTAATTGCGGAAATGATGAAGGACCGCACCACATTTGTACCGATTGCTTAACTTTAATTGAATGTAACTGCAAGGGGGAAAAGAATGAGTAACCTGCTACCAATTGCGTTGCGCTTTTTAGCTCAGGGCATCTCTGTTGTTCCAACTGCCAATGACGGTTCCAAGCGACCTGCATTTGCTTGGCAAGGATTCCAAGAGCATCTACCTATTGCCGATGAACTACTTTCTTGGTTCAAAGATGGCGTTGAAGGCATTGGCGTTATTACAGGCCGCGTTTCAGGCAACTTAGAGATGCTAGAACTTGAAGGCAGGGCAGTTGCCGAGAAGATGCACCTTGAGATAGCAGAGATTGCCAATAACTCAGGGCTTGGCGATTTATGGCAGCGCCTCAATAGCGGTTATGTGGAGTTAACACCATCAGGCGGGCTTCATTGGCTTTATCGTGTTTCCAATGGCGAGTTACCTGGCAATACAAAATTAGCTCGAAAGCCGGGTGAAAACGGCGGTGTGGATGTATGGGCCGAAACGCGAAGCGAAGGCGGCTTCACAATCACGGCGCCATCAGGCGGTGCCACTCATCCTTCAGGGGGCAAGTGGGTTCTCATTGGTGGATCAATAGAGACAATTCCAACAATTACAATGGAAGAACGCAACGGCCTTCACAATATCTTTGCAATGTTTGATGAGATGCCAAAAGCTGAATCCATCCAACAAGAAGTTGCAACTAAACACGATGGCATACTTACCCCAGGGGATGATTACAATGCCCGTACCACTTGGGAAGAATTGCTTACGCCTCTTGGCTGGGCAATTGTCTATCGCAAAGGCGAAGCAACGGTGTGGCGCAGACCAGGCAAGGCCGAAGGCATCAGCGCCACCACCAACTTCAATGGCAACGATAAGTTCTATGTATTTACTACTTCAACACAGTTTGAATCAGAAACTTCATATTCTAAATTTGCCTATTATGCCACCATCAAACACGGTGGAGATTTCAAGGCAGCAGCCAATGATTTGCG